CAGACACCAGAGACAACAGAGAATGTATGTGCCAATCAACCAATCATCGAAGCGATGCGTTATCAGATATGGATTAAGCGTGAGTTTATGGGTAAAGAAGTGTTATGGTCAAAACAATGGAAGAAGCAACGCGAGCGAGTATTAAAGCGAGATAACTACACATGTATGTATTGTGGCAACGATGCAACGCAAGTGGATCACATTATCCCTCGCAAGCGAGGTGGTGGCCATGACCTAGATAACCTAGTCGCATGCTGTGGACCTTGTAACTCACGCAAGGGAGCACTAGAAGAAGGGGTTTTTCTAACACAGAGCGTGACCCCCCCTGTCTTTATCGACTATATCTCCCCGATGCAGTCCGAGACGATGCTGGACAGTCCGTTTAAGACCCGACCTGATCCGAGTCAATGACAACTAAGCCCAGAAAGCCCAAGGCCATACGAGGGGCAACCAAGCCAAGGCTTCACAGCCCACTTCTCAAGGGCAAAAACAAGCTGCAAGATGTCAAAGACCTCTGCGATATTGTTAAAGTCCCGCTCATGCCTTGGCAGGAGTTCGTACTTAAGGACATGCTTACTGTGGACAAGAAAGGCATGTGGATTCGCAAGACAAACCTGATTCTAGTAGCCAGGCAGAACGGCAAGACTCACTTAGCGCGTATGCTGATCCTGGCACACCTCATTAAGTGGAATACCAATGTCCTGATCATGAGCTCTAACCGATCTATGGCATTAGATACCTTCCGACAAATCACTAGCTTATTGGAGACAAATGACCACCTTAAAGGATTCGTTAAACAGATCCGACACGCTAACGGAACTGAGTCTATTGAAATGCTCTCTGGAGCGCGCCTTGATGTGGTTGCAGCTACTAGAGACGGATCTAGAGGAAGAAGTGTCAATGGGCTACTTTACATTGATGAGATCCGCGAGATTACAGAAGATGGATTCCGAGCAGCTACTCCAACTACAAGAGCTCATCCAAATAGTCAGACACTCCTCACATCAAATGCAGGAGATGCATTCTCAACTGTTCTCAACGATCTTAGAGAACGAGCAATTGATTATCCGCCAAAGTCTTACGGATTCTATGAGTACTCAGCACCGCAGTACTGCAAAATAAACGACCGCAATGCATGGGCTCTGGCTAACCCCTCACTGGGGTACACAATCACGGAGGAGGCGATTGAAGAAGCGATTGCTACTTCTCCTATTGAAAATACGCGCACTGAAACGCTATGTCAATGGATCGATTCGCTAAGTAGTCCTTGGCCTCATGGCGTACTAGAAGACACATCCGACAGCACGCTGGAAATGGCCGTCGGGGCTTATACTGTATTTGGTTTCGATGTCAGTCCTTCACGCAGGAACGGATCATTAGTCGCAGGACAGCTTCTTCCAGATGGGAGGATTGGCATCGGGATCTTAGAGACCTACAGCTCGCAAGTTGCCATCGATGAGTTAAAGATGGCGGCATCTATTAAGGCATGGTGCGACATCTACAAGCCTCGCCTAGTTTGCTTTGACAAGTACGCCACTCAAACTATTGCAGATCGCTTGACTAACGCTGGGGTAATGACAGAAGATGTCTCTGGCCAGCAATTCTATAAAGCCTGTGGCGATCTATTAGAAGGCTTGGTCAATGCTCGCGTAGTCCACAATGGTCAGGCAGAACTTATCCAGCAGATGAATAACTGTGCAGCTAAAGTAAACGATAGCGCGTGGCGCATAATCAAACGCAAGTCTGCTGGAGATATCTCTGCACCTATTGGCTTGGCGATGGTAGTTAGTAAGTTAATGATCCCTGTGGCTAAACCTCAAATCTATACTTAGACACGCCCTAGCACATTGTCTAATCTCTTGACAAATGCTACACTTTCTGTCTATGGGTAAATTACTGCAAGCATTTGGCCTAGAATCTAAGCCACAATTACAAGCTCAGTCCGCGCCACAAGTACTTGGCGAGTATTCACCTTATGCAATGCCTTTTCAGTTCGCCTATGTAGGCAGAACAGAGGCCATGTCTGTGCCTGCTTTAGCAAGATGTCGCAATCTATTGGCTGGCACAATCGGCACAATTCCGTTGATGCTGCATAAGAAATCAACAGGAGAAATGTTAGGCAGTCCTCTGTGGCTTGACCAACCTTCATATTCACAGCCACGATCAGTAACTATCGCTTACACAGTTGATTCACTTCTATTTTATGGGCAAGCCTTTTGGAAAGTTGTAGAAGTTTATCAAGAAGATGGCAGACCATCTCGCTTTGAGTGGATTGCTAACAGCCGAGTAACTGCAACACTTGATCGCAATAATGTCTTTGTTAAGTCTTATGCAGTTGATGGAACTACTTTACCGATGGACGGATTAGGATCTTTAATCACTTTCCAATCCCTAAGTGATGGCATTCTCAACACTGGTACTTCTACAATTCGATCTGCTATCGATGTGCAGAAGGCAGCAACTATTGCAGCAGCTACTCCAATGGCAACTGGTTACATAAAAAATACAGGTGCTGATCTAGATCCTAAAGAAGTTTCTGGCTTATTAGCTGCTTGGAAAACTGCTCGCAATAATCGCAGCACTGCTTACTTGACATCTACACTTGAATATAACCCTGTCTCATTTTCACCTAAAGAAATGATGTACTCGGACGCAATTTTCAATCTTGCTACTGAAATTGCACGACTATGCAATGTGCCTGCTTATTATGTTTCAGCAGATGCGAATAATTCTATGACTTATGCCAATGTGCAAGACGAGCGCAAGCAATTCTTGACATTATCTTTGCAACCACTTATTAGTGCTATCGAAGATCGCTTGTCTATGGATGATATTACTGCTCGCGGTAATTGCGTATTGTTTGACATTGATAAGAATTTCTTACGCACTGATCCACTGCAAGAATTAGCAGTAATTGAGAAATTGCTTAGCCTGGATCTAATTACCCAGGAGCAGGCTATGGGAATGACCGATCTAACACCTAATGGAAGTTATGGTATGCAATGAATCAAGTAATTACCTTCTCAGCTGGACTAACAGCAGACGCAGCCAACAGGACTATCTCTGGCAAGATTGTGCCTCTTAATGTTGAAGCAGGATCGACTAACATGGGCAAAGTTATCTTTGAGTCTGGATCTATCCAGATTGCAGATGCTAGTGCTATCCGTCTGCTCAGTCAGCATGACAATAAGAAACCTTTAGGCAAGATGCTTGACTACGCAGAATCAGAAGATGCAATCAATGCAGTCTTTTCTGTCAGTCGCTCACAGCGCGGTACAGAAGCCTTAATCCTTGCAGAAGAAGGATTACAGAGCGGTCTGTCAATCGGCGCAGAAGTTCTAAAATCAAAGATTAAGGACGGCGTGACTTATGTATCCGCTGCTCGCTTGATAGAAGTAAGTTTAGTAACTGACCCAGCATTCAAATCTGCTCAGGTTACTGATATTGCAGCGGAAGAATCCGATGTAGAAGAAACAACCCAACCAACAGAAAGCGAGACAGCCACCGTGGAAGAAACCACTCCAGCAGTCGAAGCAACACCAGTTGAAGCACCAGCGGTCGAAGCTGCTCGCCCAACTGTTTCAGCAGCATACTACACAAAGCCACGCATCGAATTGACAGCAGCTAAGTATGCCGAAAACTCAATTCGTGCAGCACTAGGTGATGAAGATGCTCGTCAATACCTATTAGCAGCAGATGACACAACAGACAACGCTGGTCTTGTACCAAAACGCCAGTTGTCAGAAATTATCAACCCACTAGGCACAACAATCCGTCCTTCAATCGAAGCAATCTCTCGTGGAGTATTGCCAGATGCAGGTATGACTTTCGAGATCCCAAAGATCACAGCAATGCCAACTGTTGCAGAAACAGCAGAAAATGCAGCGTTCTCAGACACAGATCAGAACTCAGCGTTCTTATCAGTAACAGTTAAGAAGTATGCAGGACAGCAGACATTCTCTGTTGAATTGCTAGATCGTACATCTCCAGCATTCTTTGATGAACTCGTTCGCAACATGGCCGCAGCATATGCAAAGGCTACAGATCGCGCAGTTAACGCAGCACTTATTGCAAACTGCTCCTTCGATGCAACCACAACAGTTACTTATCCAACAGCCACCGAGCTTCTCGGAATTGTTTCCCGTGGTTCAGCTTCTGTCTATTCAGCTACAGCAGGATTGCCAAATCCATTTGCTCGTAACATCATCATGAATACGTCCCAATGGGCTAACGCCATGACACTAAACGACAGTGGACGTCCAATCTACAACGCATCACAGCCACAAAACGCAGGCGGCGTTGTAACACCTACATCCCTACAGGGTAATATCGCTGGTCTTAATTTGTACGTCACAGCTAACACAGCTCAACTTACAGACACAGATGCGTCAATTCTCATCGTCAACCCAGATGCGTACACATGGTACGAGTCACCAACATACCGCCTACGCGCAGAGTCAACAGCTGCTGGTCAGGTAACAATCGGCTACTACGGCTATGGCGCAATTGCGGCCAAGGTCGGCGCAGGCGCATTCGCAAATAACAAGGCGTAAGCCACACTAAGTCGCTCTAGGGGGTCGGTAGCCCTCCGACTCCCTAGAGTCTTTAGAAAGGACATCATGGCACTTACAACGGTCTCAGAACTCCGTACAACCCTCGGAGTGGGTACTTTGTATACAGATGCCGTCCTTCAAGAAGTCTGCGATGCATCTGATGCAGTCCTACTTCCAATGCTTTGGAACAACTACACATTTAATGTGGCACACAGCAACACAACAACAGAGGGCACACTATATTTTAATGAATCTATAAAAGATGTTTTTTATGTAGGTCAAACAGTAACGATTACTGGTAATGGCGCACCACATAACGGATCTAAAGCGATCACTGGTATGAGCAATACATCTATCACTTATGCGGTGACAGGTTCCCCAACAGCACAGCCTCAACATACAGTTACACCTTTTGGACAAGTCGCAGTTGTGGCAACAGTCGATTACACTACCGACACAGCAATTCAGCAAGCAGCTTTAATGATATCTGTTGAAATCTGGCAAGCGCGTACAGCCACCCTTTCAGGCAGTAACGCTGTCGATTTCCAGCCAAGCCCTTACCGAATGAGCGCACAGCTTCTCGCTAAGGTGCGAGGATTGATCGCTCACGCACTAGATCCGCGTTCGATGGTTGGCTGATGCCTCCAGTACCGATTACGACACTTCGCACTACCTTAGCCACTGCGCTAGTAGATAACACTA